GGCTTGTATTCTACATATAGAACAGCCACTCGAAAAGTTATGACTCAAATTAAAAAGATTCCCCTTCGCGCGATTACATCACACTTAGGTTGAAAAAACTTTGAGTATTTCTAATCAAGTGTGAACACGCAACATGTTGAGCGAACCGCTCTAAGGACGATCATCTTCGACCCTCCTCACAGCCATCGTGAGGACTAGGTTGGGTCTATTGAACTCGGACTTGGGTTCGCGTACGAGTAATAGACGGGTGGGCCCAGATAAAATGCAAGCATAAAATCTTCGCCCGTTGAGACATAGGTGGTTATATTAGTAATTGCCGAACCTATACTTTGTACCATATACTGTATTTCGTGCAGTGCGTACAAATTATCGGGAGTGGTCTCAAACTCCTCGATTCTTTTTGCGGGATAAAAACGGAACGTATCGTAAAACGGTACCTCATACTCCAACACAGGATTTTGCTGTGATGCAGAAGCGTGCAAACCATCTAACCCGGCTGTCATAGCCTGGGTTGACATGTTAGCTCGCTGATTCTGAGAGAAACCGTTCAATTGTTCGTAAGGGCTACGCGTAATTGCTTGCGTGCCTGTCCCGGATGGAAGTCGCCTGACTACAATCTCTAAGTTCCTTCGAGATGTGTCTTGTCCATTTATCTTCCATCGTATTCCTCCTCTTCGAGCACCAAACGCTGGCGTAATATAATTCAATAGCGTATTCGTAAAGTAATTGTATGGTGTTGGATCAGTAGGTGATACAGCATTGTAAAAACCGTCTGCTGCATACCCTCGATAGAGTGGAAAATTGTTTTGTGTCACATTCACAATTTGAGATCCTGCGGAATCAGGTCCGTAGGTCCCATAAAAATTGTACCTTTTCAGTACTTGTCGAAACGATGTGATTGGGTCACCATAAAATACATCCATTGTGTAGTCGGTCGGAGATAGTTTAGGTGCCAACGTTTCTTGTACGGGAATTGACTGAGGTTTGTCTTCGTCTAGATTTCGATCGCCATCTGGCTGAGTCAAATCTTCTCCCTGTCTTGATTCCGTTCCCATTTGTGCCTCGAGTGGCGCAGCTGCTTGTGCAGCTGCTGCTTCAGCGTCGGGGAATACGGAAAGGCTAGCAGTGAGCAGTGATGTGGGTTCAACCACTTCAAAGTCATCGCACATTGCCACATAGACATTTACCTCGATGTCATTATTCACGTCGCTATTAGGAGTTGTCAACTCATTCACTACATACACAGAAATGTAACCGTTAAAATCATTGTTAGCGGTACTAGGTGTGCCAAAGGGGCCACTTGTGCTGTAGGGAAGAGGGGAATCCACAGGACTGTCTGTTTTACAGAAAGACTGCGGTTGTCCCCAACCAATATCGACGGAAAAATCCCGTTGTTTCGCCAGATCGACTATATGCGTGAAATTCGTATTATATTCATTTGTTACCTGCAGATATGGGTCATAGACTATTTTCAGTCTCCCCTTATGATATGCTGAGGCTACAATTTGAAATCGAAACTTCATGGTTCCACGCCATTTTGCAAATGGTAATGTTGCAAAACAAGTCGCAGGAAAATGATATTCAGTTTGTCCGTTAATTGATAATTCATCCCAAACCACAGGAGTAACTCTGGAGGTCCATAAAAGGTCCTCTGTTGCTGCTGCTGTAGGCCAGTTGAATTTGACATAGTATGACTCTCTCATAGCTATAGACTTCACTGTCATTTCATCGTCTGAACCGAGCCCCATCGTCTTGGGGTCAACGGTCAGTTCCTGTTTTGGGTCTAGCGTTAGTTTTGTCGCCGAATCGGGGATCATGGTGTTTGCCATATTTCCCATATACGCGGGACGCAAAGGCTTAATGTCTGAAATGTCATTTGGCCTTGCGTAACCGAACAATTGGGCGACATTGGCCATAGCAGAAGCTCCCATCTGAGCTGCTTTTGCATATGCGCCAATACCTGGGACGCTTGTAAGCATCCCTGCTGTGCGTGCTAAAATTCCCATAGGACGAGATACGGCACCGTCTCCATACTCATCACCTGCTTGAGGTGACAAGGAGCCAGGTTCCGCACTTGTCGGGATTGATAGGGCCACGTCTTCGGCCCAAACGAAAACACTGATATTTACCTGATCAGTTGCTCCGTTTGCGTGCTTAAGGTCGTTTATCCCATGAACAATTATATCACCCATCTGGTCCCATTCCGTGTTCGGAATTGATAAATTGTTTTTGTACCAGAAGAAAGGCAGAACTAAATCGCCTCCTTTGGACTTGGTTGGGTCGAGAAAGACCTTAGGCCTCTGACTTGCAGCTATAATGTCTTGCTGAAAGAACGCTCTGTCTTTTGTCACATTATCTATATTATGTAACGGTATATATGACGCTATTGCTCTGCCATAGTGGAATCCATTTCCATTAAGCAGAAACCTTACGTGCAATTTACACCGCAAATTCATGTAGTTTGATATGCGATTAATGACTCGAGGGTTCGAGAAAAAGTCAGTCCACGGGTTGAAGGTTTGAAAAATATTACTACCTACAGGCCACGTGTATGTTCTCGTTTTTATGGGGCGCGAGAAGAACTTGTCTAAATCGTCATCAGGGTTATCACATATATTATACGTGCTTTCCATTGGTGAATCAACCTGATAACGCCACTGCGGCATCTGGTCAGCGAATGAGACAATCTGTTGCTCCATGTCGAGGCTCTCCTCCATCACGGTTATATTAAATTTGTTGTTATCGTTGTTATAATTTGTAGTAAACCGCTAATTTAACACTCAAAGATGGTTCAGTCTTCGAATGCGTAGTACCTTAGTTGCGCTGGCGAAACGCTCCGCTAAATAGCGGTAGTCGTAGGGACGACTGCCAATATGTGCAAAGCCTAAATGTAATAAATAAAAGTACAATATAAAATATAAATTTGGTATCCATATACACACATCCCTCTTTAACTGCGCCTAGTAGGCACCCCGAGGGGATTCGGGGAATCTTGTGAGTTGGTATTTCTCACAGTGTGCATCCATTCGTTCTCCATACGTGAGATCCAGGTCGGTGCACAAACATATTACTGAGCTCTCCTCAGCAATCTGTTTGACCTGCTTTTGGCGCATATTGTACACATCCTCTCCATGGAAAAACCATTCTCGGAGAGCTGTGCTCAGGTTCGTCGCGCTCTGCTCCTCATTCGTCATTGCCTTTGACTTCAATACGCTATGTATACTCTTGAAAATCGACTCTTCGTCTAGAGCCCCCATAAACATGTCAAGTTCTGGGTTGTAAACATTCTTGCGTTTAAGGAAATCTACATCTGCATCGTGCATAAACTTTACAGGTTTCGATTCCTTATCAGGCATAGTGACTATTTGATCGTAACGAGCTAAAAACCCAGCAACTGCTATATGGTTAAACCACTCCACACGTGAAGACGACTTGAAGTCATCTCCATATGTAATTAACGACACGTTCTCTTTGAACCTTGGCGGATTTTCGCCCGCTAGGTAGTAGTACGCGCATCGTAAATTGATGGCATTCACCAAACAGTTGATGATTACAGTGATGTTGTTACCAGAAGGGTTAGACCCAAAGAACTGGAGAAGATCTCCATTCATGGCAACAGTGGGATAGCAACAATCGGTGGCTATACCGTGCATTACTGATATATCTCTATCTGTGTAATTACCCGTCTCTCTCGCTAAATCAATTAGTATACGAAAGGCGGCAAGTGTAGCTTGTGCAGGCATTCTAGTGTCAAACTTAGAATAATCTCCTGCAACAATGCGATCATGACCGTATCTAATGACGTACCGCGCAAGTTGATCCCATTCGGGACCGTGCGCGTTGACGCCTACGGCAATTTCACTTTCAGTCGGAAACATTTGTAAATACCTTGCTACAGGTAAGAAGTACTTGCGAATCAACAACTGAAATGCTACTGGTGCGGCTTGGAACACTCTGACCTTATCCTTAGTCAGCTTAGTTGGCTCATCTTTGAGACACCCTTTAAAAATTGGGTATCCCCGATCGCCAGACGCATAAATTTCTTCTAATTTATAAGCCTCTGTCCAGATCATTTCATCCAGTTCCTTT